GACTCACTAGATAAATTAACTAAAGAGTTTTTAAACTTTAAGAATTTAACTTCTGTACAACTTTCTACTGTCGGTGGTGGTTTAGATACAAATAAAATATCAGCAGACTTAATGCCAACAACAGGATCAACTTTTGATCTAGGTTCTGCAACAAGACCTTGGCGTAAATTATATCTGTCAGGTGGTACTTTAGTTGTAGGTGACGCTGAAATCTCTGGTACTGAAATTGCACAATTAGATGGTGTGACGGCAGGAACAGCAACTGCTAGTAAGGCAGTTATTCTTGACGCTTCAAGTGGTATCACAGGTCTAGGAACAGTAAGTATGACAACTTTAGCATTAAGTGGTGAACCTATAACTGCTTCTGCAACTGAATTGAATCATGTAGATGGTGTGACAGGAAATATACAAACTGCTTTAGATAGTAAAGCAACAAAGGCGTTTGCAATCGCACAAGCAGTCGCTTTAGGATAACTAAATAGTATTATAAGGAAAAATTATGGCCGTACCAAGTACAAAAGCAACATTAAAAGAATACTGCTTAAGAGCATTGGGTAAACCTGTTATCGATATAAATGTTGATGACGATCAGGTTGATGATAGAATAGATGAGGCAGTACAATATTTTTGTCAATATCATACAGATGGTGTTGAAAGAATGTATTTAAAATATCTAGTGACAGAAGCAGACATTACTAGAATGACAACAGATTCATCTGAATCAATCACACAAGGTAGTGTGACAACGGCATGGAAACAAGGAGCTAATTTTCTCGTTGTTCCTGCTTCAGTAATTTCTGTCGTAAATGTATTTCCTCTATCTGATAGAGCAAACTTAAATATGTTTGATGTTAGATATCAATTAAGATTAAATGATCTATATGATTTTTCATCTACAAGTATTGTACATTATGAAATGACAATGCGTCATTTAGATTTTTTAGATCATATACTAGTTGGTGAAAAACCAATGAGATTTAATCATCTATCAAATAAATTATTCATTGATATGGATTGGTCAAGAGATATCACAGCAGGTGAATATCTAATTATGGAAGTTTTCAGAAAATTAAATCCAGATGACAATACAGATATGTATGATGATATCTATTTGAAAAGATATACTACAGCATTAATCAAAAGACAATGGGGACAAAACCTGTCGAAATTTAATGGTACAGCAATGTTAGGTGGAGTGACACTTAACGGACCTGAACTATTTTCTACGGCAATCGCAGAGCAACAAAAACTTGAGGAAGAGATTAGATTAAATTATGAAGAGCCTGCACATATGCAACAAGGATAAAAAGTAAATGCCAACTAATGTTTATTTCAGCACTGGCACAACATCTGAGCAAAGACTATACGAAGACTTAATTATAGAACAGCTTAAGATATATGGCCAAGATGTTTTTTACTTACCGAGAAAGATAGCAAATAAAGATACTATCTTCGGTGAGGACCCTGCTTCATCTTTTGATGACTCATACATTATAGAAATGTATGTTGATAATACTGATGGATACATGGGTGAACAAGAGATAATCAAGAAGTTTGGTTTAGAATTAAGAGATGATATTAAGTTTACTGTATCTAAATTAAGGTGGGAAACTTTAGTATCTAACAATAGTGATTTAGTTGCCGAGAGACCACAAGAAGGTGACATAGTTTATTTCCCTACAACAAAAGCATTCTTTGAGATACAGTTTGTTGAACACGAACAACCATTCTATCAACAAAGTGCTTTACCTGTTTACAAATTATCTTGTACTAAATGGGAATACAGCTCTGAAAGAGTTGATACAGGTATCGCTGCTATTGATTCTGTTGAAGACGCATTATCAACAGACACAATGAACTTTCAATTTAATTTAGAAACAGGTACATCTGCTTCTGGTTCAATCACACTAGAGAGTGATATAGGTGAAATTAATTATCTTGTTAATGAAGAATTTACTATGGCAACACAACAACCTGTGGATCAAGGTAAGGCATTTGAAACGGCTGCAGGTACAAATACATCATCTACTGCTGATGATATATTAGATTTTAGCGAAAGAAATCCTTTCGGGGAAGTTGATGATTACTAATGGAAAGAGATAGACATAGACAACTAACAGACTTTCATAAGAAAAGTACAATAGAAAAAAGAAATCATATGTTAGGCAAAACTCTTAAAAAATCGGTAACACATGGTGCGAATGGCACACAAAAGTATGTTATCAAAGAGGGACTTAACAAAGGCAAAATAGTATAATGTTTGGACAACACTTCTACCATAAATCAATAAGAAATACTGTAATTGCGTTTGGTACAATATTTAATAATATTAATATCAAACGATTGGATTCTAGCGGGAATCCTTTACAGACAGTTAGGGTGCCATTATCATATGCACCTAAAGAAAAATTTATTGCAAGACTAGATCAAAATGCAAACTTAACTGGAGACGATTCAAGTGTGGCGATTACTCTACCTCGTATGTCCTTTGATGTCACTGGTTATGCTTATGACGGTTCAAGAAAGTTAAATAAAAATCAAAAGTATAGTGTTGCTAAAAATGCTAGTGGTGATGAAAAGAGAGTATATTCACAATACTCTCCTGTACCTTATGATGTAAATTTTGAACTAAATGTTTTTACTGCAACTTCGGATGACGGTCTACAAGTTATAGAACAGATACTTCCATACTTTCAACCAGACTATACAGTCACTATGATTATCGATAAAGATTATATGGATACAAAAAGAGATATTCCTTTCATACTAGAGAGTGTTGATTATGAGGATAGTTATACAGGTTCATTAACAGATAGAAGAAGAATTATATATACACTAAAATTTACTGCAAAGATATATCTATATGGTCCTATATCTTCAAGTGCTATAATAAGAAAAGTATCTGCTGATTTATATGACAATGTGGCAAGTGCAGGACCATCTCGTAGTGAGAGAGTCACGGTTACACCTAATCCTTCAGGTGCTGATAAAGATGATTCATACACTTATACTGAAACACTAGAGTTTTTTAATGATGGCAAAAACTATGATGAGGAAACTGGTAACGATATATAACAATAAAAGGTTTTAAAATGAGTAATATTGATGATAAACTAAATGAAGTACTAAACATAGCAGAAGAAGTGCTAGATAAAAAAGAAGAAAAGAATCCTTTAGAAATAATAAAAGAACCATCTGTACCTGTCACACCTAAAAATGATGATCCAGATACAGACTTTGAAACTGGTAGAGGCGAACTTTATAAGTTATTAGAAAAGGGTAATGAGGCAATAGATGGTATTTTAAATCTTGCAAAAGAAGGTGAACACCCTAGAGCATATGAAGTGGCAGGTCAGTTAATTAAGACACAAAGCGAAGTGGCACAGAATCTATTAGACTTACGAGATAAACTCAAAAAGATCAAAGATGTAAAAGAATTAGGACCAAAAAATGTCACTAATGCCTTATTTGTAGGTTCAACAACTGAACTACAAAAGATGATAAAGAAAAATAAAGATAAAAAATAATGTCAACACAAGATCAGTATTTAGGTAATCCTAATTTAAAAAAGGCACACACTAAATCACGATTTACTCCTAAACAAGTAGATGAGGTGATAAAGTGTATGAATGATCCTAAGTATTTCATAGAACAATATTTAAAGATTGTCACGATTGATAGAGGTCTTATACCTTTTGAGATGTATGACTTTCAGCGGAAGATGGTAGATACTTTCCATGATAATAGATTTACGATATGTAAATTACCTAGACAAAGTGGAAAGTCAACTATCATTGTATCCTACCTCTTACATTACGTTTTATTTAACGATAATGTGAACGTTGCAATACTAGCAAACAAATCTTCTACGGCAAGAGATTTGTTGGGGCGATTGCAATTAGCTTACGAGTACTTGCCGAAATGGATGCAACAAGGCGTTCTTAACTGGAACAAAGGTTCCCTAGAATTAGAAAACGGAAGTAGAATCGTTGCGGCTTCAACTTCATCAAGTGCTGTTCGAGGAAGTACCTTTAACATTATATTCCTAGACGAGTTCGCCTATGTACCCAATAATATTGCCGAAGAATTTTTTAGTTCAGTATATCCTACAATCTCATCTGGTAAGTCTTCTAAAGTTATGATCGTATCTACTCCACACGGAATGAATATGTTTTATAAGATGTGGACAGACGCAGTAAATAAAAAGAATACTTTTAAACCGATTGAAGTACATTGGTCAGAAGTACCAGGTCGTGATGACAAATGGAAAGAACAAACAATTAAGAACACGAGTGAGGCACAGTTTCAAACCGAGTTTGAGTGTGAGTTTCTAGGAAGTATTGATACACTTATCAATGCAAGTAAACTTAAAACAATGGCAATCGTTGACCCTAAAAGAAGTCCTGACGGATTAGATGTCTATGAAATGCCGATTAAAAATCATACTTACATTACAACAGTTGATGTTGCACGAGGTGTCAACAATGATTATTCAGCATTCATAGTATTTGACGCAACACAGGCGCCCTATAAGATTGTTGCAAAGTATCGAAACAACGATATCAAACC